TCTCCTCTACAAACTCCACATGGTCTGTAATGTTATTACGATTGATGTAATCATTGATGATAAACTTTTGCCTATCAATGTCTGATTGATCATTACTTAATCTTATGTATGCTACTATCATCGTTATAATGTTTACTTATTGGTTAATATTAATCGTTTAAGTTTAAGTGTAATAAATTATCCCTTATATCATCTAGGTTATATTTAAGTTCCTCAAGATCAGAATTATGTATATCTGATTGAGATATAACTTCTTCCAAGTTAGACACAGCATCTTCAATACTTATAAATGCTTTGTCTAATAATTTTTCTAGTTTTAAGTTCATTATGTTTCCTTTCTTTTGGCTTCATTGCCATTAGGTAAAAATACCTAGTATCTAATTTATAGTATTATGCTATGTTGTCAATAGGTAGATGTAACTTTTTTTATGTCTCCTTTAAAATGTTGTTAAAAGTAGGGAAAATCAGTCTGGAATATTTAAAGGTTTTCCCTACTAAATAAAGGAGTGTACATGTCAATTTTATTTGCAATTTTTATGGTTCTGAATATCGCAAACCCAGACAATTTAAAATTTATAAATCAAACAATAGAAAATAATTCCAAGTACGAATGTGAATTTAAATGGAAGGGAATCTCTCCTGTCATTGATCGCCCCGCCATAAGTCTTTATGGCTACAGCGCATTCAAACAAGTGTGTAGATGAAACAGATAAATATTCGTATTCAAGACGAAACATACCATTTGCTTAAAGAAAAATCTAAACAACAACGCATCTCTATGAATCGTTTGGTAGATTATTTTGTATCAGAAGGATTGAATGAGGATGTGGTTAGAAAAGTTATACAAGGATGATAAAAGAATCTGTCTTTTTATTTTTATTGATTGGCTCTGGCGATAACATTGAAGAACGCTATGTTGGGCGGTTGGTTGATTGCAGTCAGTCTAAACAAATCTTTGAGCGACTCTCAAAAAAATATCATAACATCAATGGGTATTTGTGTTTGGATAAAGCAAACGCAAGAAAGAAGTTTCAACAAACTGCAACACCAAAACAAGAAAAGATTATTGATGAATTACAAGATCTGCTTCCGCCAACACCCATACCAAAGCCACCCCAGTTAATAAAGAAAAACAACTAATGTACATCCGATGTTCTATCTGCAATCACAAAGAATATTACACCAACAAAGATCAGCTCATGAATGATTTACGCATGATACCCACATCAAAACACAAAGTCATTTGTCAAAGCTGTCTTAATAAAGGTATGAATCATGACACATAAAAGAGAATTATTAGAAGAATTTAAAATCATTACTATTTATTTGGCAAGAAGCAGATGCAGAAAAGAGAGTATTCATTACAAAAAAAGATTAAAAAAAATTGATAATGAACTAATGAAACAAGGTATGAATCATGACCGATGATACCAAAATTAATCCCATGCACTATCAGCAAGGTCGAGTATCTTGCATCGACTATATTGAGGATCGTCTTGGCTATTCAGGTTTCAAACAATACTTGCTTGGCTCACATTACAAATACACATACAGATTTAAATACAAACACAAACATCTACCCGAACTCAAACGCAAACAAAAAGAGCTTGAGGATTTACAGAAATCTCAATGGTATCTTGATCGTTATCAAACCATGCTTAAAAAGGAATTAGAGATCGATACAGAGCAAAATAACATAAGGCGCTTACATAATGACTCGGTAGATATTCCAAGCGATACAGAAGCTAAAAACGAAGATGAATAAAAATAGTGAAACATATAGATTATTAGCAACCGAAGCAGTAGAGTTTCTATTGTGGTGTATGCAAAAACAAAATCTCAATGGTAAACAAATTCAAAACAGATATCTCTCAAAAGAACTAAGCTGTCTCAGCTATGGTGCAGTGTTGCAACAACTAATTAACGATCATGTGAAAAGCTATGAAACACTTGCAACCAAAAAACTTAATGAATCTGATTATGTCTAACATAGCTATGAACAAACCTATTGATTACGAAGAAAAAAGAAAGAGAAAAATACTCAGCAACGGGAAGCATGATGTGGTGTCTATCTATCAAGGAGGACCATTCACAGTCGTACCCAGACGAGCATTAAATGATAAAAGAATATGCAAACATCCTCAAACATATTTAGTCTTATCTGTGCTGTGTTCTCTTGCTGATAACTACACAGGAGTTTGCTTTCCCACATACGAATACATAGCAAGACAAGTCCAAAGCAATAAAGGGAATATCTCAAAAGCAATTAACAAACTTATGGATTGGGGATACATCAAACGACTCAGAAAAGGATCACCGCTTTATCAAAATGTAAGACACAAATCCTCGATTTATCGCATACTATATGATCCATTGGCATCGGATAATGAGGTCAAATCAAACGCCCTTAACAACGATCCTAATCGACAAATAATAGAACAAAATGATACAATAAAACACTTGGAGAAACATATGAAAAAAGACTCAACAAGTTGTTCTAAGGACAACTCAAAAGTTGTTATTAAGACAACTAAACCTAGACTCATAGAACTAGACTCAGTTAATAATAATAAATATAACTCTAGTAGAGAAAAAGAAATCAATGAAATGGAACTGATGAGAATGTTCAAAGGAGTACATTTTGAAATCTACCAATCACATTTTATTCCTAATCAGAAAGATTGGAGTCATATGACAAATATCATGAACTATAAGATACCAAGTAAAGTTCTCATGGAAACAATCAAAAGAATATTGTATAGATTTAAAAAGAAACAGAAGAAGTTACCAACGTATCCTCTAGCTTTGGTACTATCTATGCTTGATGAAAAGGGAGATACACCAATGGACATTGTGAAAGACCTCGCAAAGAAACTAAGAAAGATGAAGAGATGAATAAATTTAGCAAACCTAGACTTGACTCTAGAAATGCAAAAAAAAATTATATGCACTACGCTAACTCTACGCTAGAAAAAAAAAGTGTTTGCCTAGAGGTGCGTATACACCCCCTCCCCCCTGCGTATAGTAGTAGGGGGATGTCACAAAAATATTTTTCAACTTTTAACCAGGAGCTTTTATGAAAGAAAAAATGAATATTGTCAGTCCTCGCAATTCAAAAGACGGACAAACGATTTGGCATACGATTGGTACTGCTTTTAAAAATGAGAAAACGGGTGGATGGGATTTATTATTTAATTCACTTCCCTTACCTGAGATAAATGATCGGGGTCAGTTAGTAACGAGATGTATGTTGTTAAAACCAAGAGAAAACAATAATCAACAACCTTCGCCAAATACGCAGAAATTTTCAAGCGACATGGATTACTAAATGGTTAAACGAGTCTTACCTAATTTAAAAAACTTTGCATCGGTTCGTCAGATCAAACGAAGGATCAAGGGGAGCGAGGTGATTTATCAGAATCGAGAGTCGTTAGCTCAAGAGCTGATTAATTTGGGTACTGCGAATATTACGGACATTGTGTCTTGGGATAAGGATGAAGAAGGCAAGACGATTACTGAAGTAAGAGATATAAAAGATATCCCTAAATCTGCATTGAGTGCGATCAAGAGGATTCGTATTTTACAAGATGGCACGTTGGATATTGAGATGATTGATAAGGTGAGAGTGTTGCAGATGTTAGCGAAGTCGGCTGGGTTGTTGGATGCGGAACAAGATGCGGATAAACCAGCAGTGATTGATATTAAGATGGTAGGACCGAGTGATGACAACTAACATAAAACAAGAAATACTTTTTGAAATTCCAACTGATGTTGAACAGCATTGGAAAGATATGCCAGAATATAATAATACAGAGATTGATGGTCCAGAAATTACTTGTAAATTTAAATTTAGAAACAGAACTGATTACGAAGAATTTAAAGAGAAAGTAAAGAAATATATTTACAATGGAGAAAAATTTATAGATGGAAATCAAGGGGAAAAAGAAAAACAATCTTGGTATCCATTAATAGAAAAATCTTCAAAATATGTTTATGTTGGGAAAAAAAATCCTCGTTTTCCTGTATATATTGTTAGTAAGGGTAGATATGAAAACAACCCTACATCTAAAACTTTGGATACCATGAATGTTGATTATCGTGTAATCGTAGAAAAAGATGAATACGATAAATATAAAAAGATTATTGACGAAAAAAAATTATTAATTTTACCAGAAAAATTTAAACAAGAATACGACACTTTCTGGCAAGATGACGATAAAAGAACAGGACCAGGGCCAGCAAGAAACTTTGCATGGCAACATTCTATTCAACAAGGATTTGAATATCATTGGGTTTTAGATGACAATATTGAGTCGTTTGAAAGATTTAACAATAATAAAAAAGTAAAATGTGCATCGGGAGATCCTTTTTATGTCCTTGAAAGTTTTGTCGTAAGATATGAAAATATTGCAATTAGTGGTTTTGCTTATGCTAATTTTTTGCATTGGCATGAATATAGACCGCCAATAAAATTTAATACAAGAATATACAGTTGTTTACTTATACAAAATAAATTACCACTTAGATGGCGAGGTAGATATAATGAAGATACTGATATTTGTATTAGAGCAATGAAAATGGGTTTATGTACTGTACAAACAAATATTTTTTTACAAGGCAAAATGTCTACACAAAAACTTGGCGGTGGTAACACTAAAGAATTTTATGACAATGAAGGCACAAAAAACAAATCACAGATGCTTGAAGATATGCACCCAGATGTTTGTAAAGTAACTTGGAAATTTAATAGGTGGCATCATCATTGTAATTATAAAATATTTTCCAATAACAAACCTAAATTAAAATCAAAAGTATTTGCAACGATCAAAGACGAAATGGTTTTAAAAAAAATTAAACAATGACAACTAACATACCAGGACTAAAACTTGACTTTAGCAAATCGCCTACGATCTGGAAGTTTCTTAATGACAAAAGCTTTGTAAGAGGATTGATTGGACCTGTCGGTTCTGGTAAATCTTATAGTTGTGCTGCGGAAATTTTCAAAAGAGCGATACAACAAAAACCAAGTCCAAGAGATGGAATTAAATATACTCGGTTTGTTATTGTAAGAAACTCATATCCAATGTTAAAAACCACTACGCTGAAAACTTGGCTTGAGTTATTTCCAGAGCATATCTATGGTCCTGTTCATCATTCGCCACCGATTACACACCACATCAAACTACCCTCCAGAGATGGAGCTGCGGGAATAGATTGCGAAGTAATATTTTTGGCACTCGATCAACCTAAAGATACCAGAAAATTATTATCACTAGAAATCACGGGTGCTTGGATCAATGAATGTAGAGAATTACCAAAAGCAGTCATTGATGGAACAACGCATAGAGTGGGTCGATACCCAAGCAAAGAAGATGGCGGTCCAACGTGGCGTGGTGTTATTTTAGATACTAACCCTCCTGATGATGATCACTACATTTATCGTTTATCGGAGAAAGAACCACCGAGAGGAAAGTTTGCATGGAAATTTTTTAGACAACCGCCAGGCGTATTCGAAGCAAAAGACGTTCCCAAAGAAATGCCTGAAGCTCAAGGATTTGTTTTTGGTGGCGGTAAATGGTGGCAGACCAATGAAAAAGCAGAAAATCTAAATAATCTTCCCGTTGGGTATTACGAACAATTACTAGGCGGAAAGAATCTCGATTGGATTCGCTGTTATGCAGAGGGCAAGTTCACTTACGTTCAAGAAGGTCGACCCGTTACACCAGAGTTTGATGATTCGACCATGACCGAAGATTGTGAAATTTTAGATGGAGTGCCTGTACAAATAGGATTAGACTTTGGTTTAACACCAGCTGCGGTATTTGCTCAACGAGATCATAAAGGTGTATGGCGAGTGATCCATGAAATTGTAACGTATGATATGGGATTAGAACGCTTTGCAATTTTACTCAAAGAAGATATAAATAGATTTTTTCCTAAACATGATATTGTCGTTTTTGGCGATCCAGCGGGTTCTCAGAGATCAACCCTAAATGAAGATACTTCGTTTGATCATTTAAAAACACATGGCATACTTGCTAAACCCTGTGCGACTAATAATTTCAAAACAAGACGAGAAGCACTCGCCATGCCGATGACTCGGTTGATTGATGGTAAACCAGGATTCAGAATAGATCGTAAATGTGTTCGCTTGAGAAAATCATTAGCGGGTGGTTATCATTTCAAAAGAGTGGCAATCGGTGCGGGTCAAGAACGATTCAGAGATACACCGAATAAAAACGAACATTCGCATATTGGTGATGCAGCTCAGTATTGTTTACTCGGTTCTGAATATCGAACTATGACTAGAGGAAAGTCAAGACAGTTAAAACCAATGGTAGCTAAGATAGACTTTGATCCGTTAGCGTAATGTTTACAACCATAGAACTTAATCAGCTTATGAGATTAGACGGAGAATATTATAAAATTGTTCCATTTCATTATACTCATTTAAAATTTATGGAGTTTAGAGAAGCAGAAAAAAAATTATTTGATAGCTTTCATGATTATGCAGAACGTATAAAAACTTTTCCCATGCACGGATTATCATTCTCAGGCATGGTTGGTAAAAAGATTGTCTGTTGTTTTGGCTTGCTACCAATCTGGGAGGGCGTGTACGAAGCATGGCTGATTCCGTGTTTACAAATAGGCGAACATAAATTTAAATTTCATAAATCAAGTTTACGTTTTTTTAATTACGCTGCTAAGAAACTCAATATTCATAGATTGCAGATCAATGTAAATAGGTATAATTACCTAGCATACAAATGGGCAATGTCATGTTATTTTCAAAACGAAGGATTACTAAAAGGTTATGGTCCTGACAAATCGGATTATTTTATGATGAGTCGTTTGTTTGGGATTAAAGAAAAGGAGTAGACATGGGCGGATTATTTTCAACACCAAAAGCACCCGCTAATATTGGACCATCGAAGGCGGAATTAGATGCGATTGCCAGAAGAGAGAAGTTAGCAGATGAAGAAAAAGCAAGACAATCAAGGGAGATAGCAGCTCGAAAGCGATCA